AAACGGATCGTCTGGTGCGGCGAGTGTATATTCATGCGGATCACCAATTATAACCTGCTCTCTCGGAAAGCGAATTGTCGCAAAACTTTGTCTTTTTACAAGCTTAGGAGTTTCTAGATTTTTATCGTCGCCAATCAGATATCCTAAAACTCTCATCTGCAGACCAGTCTCGTACTTTCTCTCGTCTTCTCCAAGCATCGAAACATTGTTCTCATGTGCGAATGACTCATCGATGAATCCTTCAAACCCATGTTGTTCGTGCCTCAAGTGTACAGCATTGATTCCATTTGTACTTGTCATGAAAGGTGTCATCATTTGATTTAGTTGTTGTTGATATTCTGCTCTCAAGCGAATTGAATAAGTAACTTCGACATATACTGGTACTGGAATTGTTATTGTTTCATAAACAGTTTTCTGCTTTTTGCTTTTATAGGCGAACATGACGCCTTTTTTGTTTCCACGTACAGGTGCTGGTTCTCCTGTGGCGGAATAATTTGCTCTTCTCATATCAGCGTTAACAAAATTTGAGGTTTTATATTGGTTGAGACGCTTTGCAACAACAATTGATCCACCCTTCTCGTCATTGAAAGGAATAATGTTACCAATCACGCTTCCTTTGTTGCGCAAAGATTTTGTCATGCTCACTCTTTCAATTGTAATTAAAGGAAGTGTCATGACACCAGATTGTTCACGCAAATCGACGTCGTTTTTAATCTGATATGCTCTTTCTGCTGACAACCAAATAACAGGCACTTTCGTAAATCCTTCATTTGTATTTGTTCTCATATCAAGCTCACCGTTAATCCAGTTATAAACTGAATAGTCGATTGTTTCTATCGTTGATGGCTGAAATGGTATTTCTTCATTATTTGGCATCGAATGTTCCCTTTCTTGCTTTAATGCATCTGGCCGATATTTCTATTCTATCATCTGCCTGTCCGAATATCTCTCTTGGTTCTTCCAAGCTTACAATTTCATAATATTGATTGCCATATGCAACGAAATCGCCTTCTCGGACATATAAATTTTGATCTTCTGTTAAACGACGTTTATGAAAATGTACATTAATAGATACATCTTTATCTAATCCATAATTTTGGACATCTGTTTTGAATCCTCCAAACTCTACTAAAGCATAAACTCGTATTGGGGGCAAAAATGATTTTTCCATTGCTTCTCCATATAAAGGATGGAAATCTGTGGTTTCTATATCAATAGGATAATAAAGAACCTGTTGACCTACGACTCTTTCGATTAGTTCGTCGTTAACTTGCTTAACTAAGTCTTTTTCTTTCTTGCCAGCAAAAAGAGGTGGTGGAGGAGTTTGTGGTTGTGACCATTTTTTTGACATAACTCACCCCCTACCCATGGAATATGCCCATCGGAATAACTTTTGTTGCTTCGTTGGCTTGTCCCATCATTGTTGCTTGATCAGTTGTCATCTGCTTGTATGTTAATTCATCAAGGACAGCTTTTAGCTCTTCTCTGAGCATTTGCTGTTCGTTTTGTGCTTGTGAGGATAATTCAGCAGCATTCATTGTAAGGTCATTTCCTGGAATAGGAATACTAGTAAACTTTCCTCTTACTTGTGCTAGCATTTCTTTTGATAATGCTAAAGCAAATCTGCGAATCCATTGTTTGCCCATAGAGTTAATACTATCATATGGAATATTTGCAAATGGAAGTGTGTTCATGTTGTTGATGCCATCAGTACCTGATTGTCCACCGTCTTGTTCCCACGCATCTGATTCAACAGTGAACTCGAACCACAAGCTTTCTTGGGCAAATGAACCCGGTTCAGGATGAACTCTCAACTTATTGTTTTTAATTTCGTAAGAATAGTGAGAGTTCCTGGTGTATATTGCATCTTCATAAGCCATGGCTTGTAACTTGTTGTGCCAAGGAGGAATAACTTCGAATGTAGAATCATCTGCGAACATACCATAAGTTGATAAATTTCCAACAGTGTTCATTCCGCCGTAATATCCATAAAATCTCCACATCGCATGTGGAGATCTGTAATAAACCCTTTTAACTGTAATTTTTTTATTGTTTATTTTTTTAAAGTAAGGCTTGTCATTGTGTGTATTATCAATTGATGCAGACATTATAAGCTCTTGCAAATCATAATCTTGCTGTCCATCATTTAACGTAATAGAAGCTGAGTATATAGTTTGTGTTCCACCCATACCAGTTTCTGTAGATATGCCTTCACCTATTTTCTTACTATAGCCTAGTTTGAACTTAGGATATTTAAGAGAGATTTCTTGATCTGTCAAAGAAGAGTCTGAATCTGTTCTTAGCATACCATCATTATCAAAAGAACCAGTTGAATTACCAAGCATGTTTGGTAATGCATTTTTGGCTTGATGAACATTAATGAGATATGAGTACTCTAATACAGCCTCTTCATAAGCTGCATAAATATTGCCAGTAGTTAGTTCAACATCAACAACATCTCCGCCTAATTTCTTATAAGTATAGGATACTTGGTCGGCTGCTCCAGCAATAAAGTTTCTATCATATAGTGGCGATGCAGGATCTGCATACATGCCAAAAGGATAGATAGTAACTTTTGCTGCTCCGTCTGAAACGTCTGCTGTCGAACCTGTTGAAGGCAAAACAACGGCGCTCGTTGTCCTTTTGGGTGTTAAAGTCGGTACAGCCATGCTAGAGATCTCCTATCAAGAGTAAATAGTTCTCATAGATGGAAAACCCACATGATTCCTAAGCAGAGGTGTTGTTAGTTGCTTTTGTGGCTTTTTTTCTTGACGTCGATTTTCTTGTTGTTCTTCTTGTTGTTTTCTTAACAGGAGTTTTCTTTGTGGTATTAGAAATAGACGATCTCGAAGTTGTCGTGGTATTCGGCACTGATTCAAGTTTGGTTTCGACCAGTGGTTCTGGCTTGGATTCAACTACCGGTGCAGGTTGTTCTTCTACAGTCGGAACGGGTTGAGCCTCCACAACGGGAGTGGGTTCTGCTTCAAGCACTGGCTCTGGAAGATCCTCAACAAGTTTTTCAATAACTGGTGTGGTGAGTTCTTCGGTTGGTGTTTCAGCACTATCTTGCAATTTGAAAACTGCGGCTCTTACACCGGCGTATTTTTTGGCATATTTTGCCATTGTTAATCTTTTACGTCGCTTGCCCATATGGGTCTCCTTGGTTGATAATAAATAGTATAACACAACAAAAAACCCCATGTTCAATAAGAACATGAGGCTTGATGTTTTTGATAAGGCTTGTTAACTATTATGCGAATGTTGGTGCCGTCGCGGCAGAGACCCAACCTTCAACTAACCATCTAGTGTTATCAGCGTCATATACACAAATAACCCAAGAGCCCTGTTCGGTAGTCGATTGAAGTGTTAATACATCATCATTTGCTGCATCGCCGTCTGCCTTTACGACATCAGTGTTTGCGCCATCTGAGTCGGAAAACGCAACTGCACCTTGAAATGGTCTAGCAGCTTGGGTTACGATAGTAACCGCACCACCACCAGTAACATCATCGACGATCATAAATTTGTATCTTGTACCAGATTCTGGATCTGTTGGCAAAGTGATAGCAATTGCGCCGCCGGCGTCGATAGCATAAAGCTCGCCACTTTCATTTTTACTAATTGTTTTTGCAGCGGTGACTACTTCAAGTCGCGCTCTTGATGCAGCATATGCTGCTCTTCCTACTTTACTCATTTTTTGTTTCTCCTTTCTTAAAAGGCATTCTTGCCTTATCAATCAATAATAAATAGTTTGTTATAATTCTTAAATCCAATTAAATCATAAAAAAGCCCCACCTCGAAAGGTGGGGCTTAATATATGTTACTTAGTAACTACTCACTCTTACGAGCCAGACTCACCAAGCAATCCGCGTACAACGACGAGACCGTACATATCAGGACGGACCATCTTCTTCGCGTAGCGGGTCATCACGCCTTTACGTGGCACGAAGTCTTCCGTACCAAAGATGGTAGGAGTGACTTGTAGTGGCACATAAGGAGCGTAAACATAGCCGCTCTCAAGGAAGCTTCCACCTCGACGTCCAACAAGGACAACATTACGTGGGAAGTAGGGGTCGACATAGACATCCCACTTCTTGCTCATGCTACCAACATTGACTGCACCAACTGTTCCTTTGTCAGCGTCAGCAGTGACGTTGGCGCGGAAACCAGCAGTAAACTCAAGAATGTTAGCAACTTCAGGCGAAGTTACGAGGAAGTTAGCTCCACCGCGAAGTGTCTTGCGGTGAATTTGAGCCGATACGTCGTTGATTGTTTCAACGAGTGTCTCATACCACTCACTAACTGTACCAGTGAAATCTGGAGCAGCCGAAGTAGCTCCAAGCTCTGCGCCGGTCGTCTTATGGACAAACAGCCCAGGCGATCGGGACCAATAATACGTACCAGCTTTTGCATCTTGTATAAGGTCGTTAAGAATTTCACGATCAATCTCAAGAGCAATATGCTCAGAAAGAACCGATGTAAGCTCAACTTCTGCATCAAGGTTGTGATAAGCATTAAGATCTTGACCAAGCTCAGGGGACCATTTAGCCTTAAGCTTTTTGGTCATCGCCGTAACAGCGAGACTGTCAACTTTGATATCAATTTCGGCAATCTCTTGTTTGCCGGTTGTGCTGCCAGAATTGCCGAGATTACGTGTTGCAGCGTTTCCTGGCTCTTCAAGTGGCCAATTGTTTCCACCGGCAACAGAACCGAGACCACTGCCTTCAACAAAGTTGTCAGCGTATGGGAACTCAAGTACAAGATTTTCGGAGCCGCCTGGCGAAGTAATGGCTCCACCATCTCTTACAAGAACAAGATTGAGTTTATCATCAGAATCAAGGAATGTGCAGCGCCTTACAGGTGTACCGTTACCCAAATTGAACGTGCCGGCAGTAAATTCAATGGCACTAAGCAGCTTTTTGTTAATATGAGGATTGATAGCATCAATA